CCAAGTGTCGCCAGATGCGCCAACTTCCGGTTTAGTTAAGGCGAAATTGGTGGTTGTTGTATCTGCCATCTATCTTGCCCTTATGCGGCCCAAGTTGCCGGGGCAACTGTCTGGGGTGTCCATGTCTCATTGTGTGCGGCCTGCGGCGTCCATGTCTCACCCTGTGCGGCGTCATCTTCCCATTTTTTGCGTGCCAATGCAACAAATGTGAGAACGCTGGAAGATTGAGCCGAAACTAGGGCTATGCGGTTTGCGTTTGCCGATACTTGGCTTTGCGACAACATGCTGCCGCCGATTAGATAAATCGCCAGCGCCGTTGCTGATGTTGACGATGTGACCGCAATGTCGCCGGACGCCAACTGGATGCGATTGGCGCTGGCCGTAGCTGCCGACGTTATGGGCAGATTGGCTGCGGCAAGTCTGATCGGCGTTGCGGATACGCTGGCTGCTGATGTTACAGTAACCAGCGCGGTTGGTTGCTGTATGCGTTCCGTGCTGGCCGATACCGCCGAAGATACGGATGCAGCCGCCGAGGCGATCTTGGCATCACCCTCGGCGTATCCTTCAATCCAGTATTCAGGTTCGACGTAATACGGCGCGGGCATGGCTCATTCCTAAAGTTAAGTAATATTTACCACGGAACGCCGTTAAGTGTGACTGGATTTTTCTGGGCTTCAATCTGCTGTGCCAGCGAGGCTTCCGTTGCATCCTTATCAACTGACCCCCATACCCATGCCAGCACATCTTCCTGCGTCAGTTGGTCGTAGGGTTTAAAGTCTGGTGCGCTTGCGTCAGGTGTAAACCCTGCGCTGCCATAAGCCGATGCGGAATGATCTCCGTCAACCGCCTCAACACGCCAGTGAGCGACAGTGACGCCGCCGTTGGCAGCGTTGCGGTCCATTTGACCGATGCTCCAAGTAGTTGTCATTCGCAATATCCTTTCTGGGCTTATGCCTCTAGTGCGGCGATGCGGGCGGTTAGGGCGGTGATGATGGCTTGCTGTTCTTGCATACCTTTTGTCAGGGCTGCAATAACTGCGCGGTCGTAGAAGCCGTAGTAGCCATCGTTGCCCATAGGTGCGGCAGACGGGATGATGTCCTTAGCTTCATTAGCGAAGAAGCCAAGTTCAACGGCAGCGTCATCGCCACGCTTCTCAATATCGTCCAGCCATTTGTAGGCCACAGGACGAAGTTGCATGATCTCCGCAAGACCAGCGATAGATGCTTCTGGCACTTCTTGCTTTAGGCGGCTGTCGGATGTTGCGGCTAGGATACCAGTAGCACCAGCCGTAACTGTGCGTGAACCTGTTCCACCTAAAGATGAAACAAGAACAGTGGTGCTGTTAAGTTTAATTTGCCCTGCTGAAGTGCAAGCAATTACCCCATATTCTGATGAAGCAGCCGCATCAGTAAATTGGATTGCAGCCGCACCAGCAGTAGCGTTTGCCCGAAGCCGCACAGCATAACCTATGCCAGCCGTTGTGTCTGAAGAAGCTATATCCAGTTTGTATGCCAATGAGGAAGTTGCGCCAATCGCCACAACGCCAGAGGAGTCAATACGCATACGTTCTGTGGCAGAAGTTGCAAACCGCATATAGTTGCTTGTGTGGTCGTAAGAAACATAGCCAGCATTATCTACAGTATCGGCAAACCTAAGTTCAGCAATTCCTGTAGCAGATGCCCTGATGATTGAAGCTGTAAACGCAGCAGACGTATCTCCGATGTCAAGCTTTGCCTGTGGCGAAGTCGTGCCAATCCCCACGTTGCCGCCAAAATATGACGTGCCACCTGTGGTCTGCAACTGGAGTTGTTGAACGCCAACCGCAGTTTGAAAAGCATTGATGGCGCTTGCGCCGCCACTGGTCACCCCCACTGTGAAGTATGTTGTTCCATTTCGTACATGGAAAATGTCAGTGGCGCTTGTGCCGACAACATCAAGTTTAGATCCTGGCGAACTCGTGCCAATCCCCACGTTGCCAGTGGAGTCGATACGCATACGTTCTGTATTAACAGAAGCTGCACCAGTTGGGCGTGTGGAAAAAGTGAGCAAACCACTAACATCGCCAACGCCCGTAAATGTTTCTACCCGCCCTCGCATTTCACCTGTAGCAATAAAATCTGAACCATCGTATGCACTAAAGGCAATTTGTCCAGTGAAATCATTACTACTAACTGCAACTTTAGAAGCGGTTGTTCCTCTAGCTTTTCTAAAGTTAAAAGTAGGCGATCCATTATTAGTAGATGATCTAATCAAATTAATAACTGATGTAGTATCTCCATCCATCAAAATCTGCGCCGCTGTAGAACTATACAGATTTAATAGAGCAGTTGGCGTAACTCCAATCCCCACTTGTCCGCTGCTATCCACACGCAAACGCTCAACGCCAGCCGTAGACACAGCCACAGTATCCGCAGCGGGGAAGAATAGGCCAGCGTTGAGGTCGCCAGTGTGGGCAATGGATGGCAAGGCGGCTGTGCCATCTGCAAAAGATGCTTGGCCCGTGAAGGCGGGAGACGCCAATTCAGCCTTGTCTGTGTTCAAGTTTGTGAAATTAGCGTCCACCTCAACGTGCGTGAGTGGACTACCTTTTCCCGCCCGTGTGACTATTGTTGCCATGTCAGGATCAATCCAGCGTGATGTCTAGGTCGCCAGCAGGAATGCGCAGAACGTCGCCAGACGCAATCGTCTTGGCCGCCGTCAGCGTCGCGTATGCCAGCATGTTGCCGGTGGTCAGCGCATCAAACACCGCGATGTGCGTGATCGTGCCCCAGCTTGCCGTTGCCGTCGGCCATTCAACCGCAGCCGAATTGGTTGCCAAATCGCCGGTGACAGTAAAAGTTACCGCCATGCGAACGTAGGAACCGCCGCTAACCTCGGTTCCACCGCCAGCCTCACCGGGGGCAGCCGTGAACAAGCCGATATACCAAGCCGTTGGACGGGTCGGAGAACCTGTCGTAAACAGCCATTGCAGCGTGCGGGTTTCTGCGTCGTTAGTGAAACTCATGTCTGTCACCATCCGTTTGGTTTGTGAAGTGCGTCAAGGTGCGCCTCGTTTGGTTTTCATGACTAGCCCAGATCCGCCGTATTTTGCATCAGCCGACGTGGCGTTCAAGTTATCCATCGCGGCCTTATACAATCCGTCCCAGACCGCAATCTTCGCGTCATCTTTCAGATACGGAGCCGTGTGGACCAAGGCCCCATACAGGTATGCGTCAGGTGCTTCCGTCAACAGCCAGTTTGTCGTATTGCTGACCGACAAAGCTGCCACGCGGCCATAATACACCAATGACGCATTATATACTACGTCAGGCGTCGGATATAATTCCAAGCCGCCGGCGGTCAGCGCGTAGTGCGTAGGTTTACCCGTCTGGTCATAGTTGTCGGCGCGAAGCTGCAACATCTGCGCCGTGCTGATCGGCTCAACCGGGCTGGTTGACCCATCCAAAATCTGCAAGCGGATCGGACGCAGGTAGTCGGCGGGGATGGCACTGTATTGCGTATCGAGTTGAGCCGTGCTGCGTTTCTCTTGCCGGAAGTGACGCAGGTCGCGGTCAATGCGGCTTTCGGCCAACCGAATGAACGTAGGCAGAACCGACGTTAAATCGTCTCGGTTAAGCGTGTCTGCCATCGCAGTCTGCAATTCGGCGTATGTGGCTAGGGTCATTCGTCCTCACCCTCGTAATCCTTGCGTTCCCATGCCTGACAGGCCCGCAGGTTGTGGCAGATAAAGTCAAACTTGTGGCAATAGCCGCGACCGCCGCCGTCCGCGTCCAACTGGTTGAACGGGATTTTCTCCATGGCACGCATCATCTCAGGCGTATTCTCAAAGTAGTCGCAATTGGCGCACAACTGCCGACGTGCTTCCTGCGACGAGATACCCCAGATCTCGGCCAAGCTATCCCAGTAATCAGGGTTAGCACCGGGCTTCGGGCTGGCCTTGTCCGGGCCGAGATGCCAGTTGTCGACGACACGCTGCAAGTTAACCTTGTTTTCGGACGTGCTGACAATCTCCGGCGTGATCATGCGGCCCATGGTTTCCTTATCCATCACATCTTGCCCTTCTTAGCCTTGCCGGCCTGTGCCAGCGCGATGGCGACGGCCTGCTTGCGGCTGGTAACCGTGGCGGCCTTCTTCGGCCCCTTGGGGTCGACGCCGGCGTGCAGCGTGCCAGCCTTGTATTCACCCATAACCTTGGCGATCTTGGCTGCGGCTTTAGTTGGCTTTTTCATTCGCGGTTCTCCCGTGCATACTGGTCAGACAATAACCCATAAGCGAGCGGCGAGATAGCCACCCCGGCAGATAGGTTGCGAAGATGTGAAAACATAGGGTCAAAGCGGGCAAAGCGGGAGCGAACCTGATTGGGAGCAAGCCTCACATCCACTGTTGCCGGCGTATCAAGCTGCCGCAAATAATCTAAACGCATGGCCTCAATTTCTGCCGGAGAATACCCAGCACGCTTGAATTGTTGGGAGTCAAAACCCGGCCCAATGTCCAAAACATCTTTAAACCTAACGCCGCTGCGTCCTTCCTTTACAGCAGCAGCCTCAATGCTTCGCGTGCTTTGAAGCGCGTTCGGGTCAAGCCAAGATGCTACTGCCGGATCGTCAATTGCCTGTATTGGGATTTGGCTCCACAAGCGCCCGCCAGCATCAACCGGCGTAGTGCTTAACTTGCTTCGCAAAAGCAAAGGATAAGTTTGTGCATCCGTTATGCCGCGTGCATATGTGCTGGCTAATGTTGGGTTATCAGCAGTAAATACGTTTCCTTGAAATCCACCAATGTCTTGGTTGGTTCCGTGATACCAATCCTCTTTTGGAAACCCAATGTCGCCCGCCCGCGCCATCCGGCTTGCCTTATCCATAGGCAGTGGCGTGTAGTTATACATATACTGCGGATCGGCAGCATTCATCATGCTTTCGGTCACTGCGTCAACATTGCCGGTGGCACGCAGTTCAAGGATGTTCTTGGCGATGGCCTCGGCTTCGTTGCGTGGGGCGGGCAAAGTGTCGCCCAACAGGTTAGCAAGGTTTGACCCCATCACCGGCACAGGCCCGCGTTGGTTGGCACGTTCGGCGACGGTGCGGGCGATGGATTTAGCTGTATCCTTTGCCGCCGCTGATGTTGGCGACCAACCCAGCAAGCCCTCCATCAAAGCCATGGCTGCAGGCGTGCCAGCGCGGGCTGCAGCAGCCACAGGAGCGGCAACACCAGCAACCCCTGACAGCATGTCGCCCAACGCAGATACACGGTCCCAGCCGGCCGTATCGGGGGCTAACATGCGACGAGACGCATCCATCGACTGCCCGATACCCTCGACGGGGTTCAACATCTGATTGATATTGCCCAGCCCCGTCAGCATGCGGTCAAGTTCAGGGAAACCTGTGGCAGAGCCTTGGTCTTCTGGCTGCGACGCCAACAGGCCGCTGCTTGGCATATCATACGGTTGCGCTGGCTTCCAATCCGCACCAGCTTCAGCCGGTGGCGGCGCGGCATACAATGCCTCGCCCGTTGCCTGATCGTATTCCATGCCGGGGTTCATGTAACGCATAACGTCGGCCAGAACAGCCTCGTCGCCGTCAGGATACAGCACCATGGCGACGCCATCGCGCTGAAATATCTTTGCGTCGTATGTCTCAGCCATGGACCATTCCTTCGTTGCGTTTGCCTTTACGCACAGATATAATGATAGCATACAAACAGGGAGATGACGATATGGCCTTGACGTTTGCCGATGCGCAGGATCTGCGTGAGAAAATGACGCTCGCCGTGTGGCGCAAGTCTGACTTCAACCAGCAACTTGCCGAAGAGTTTGATGCCAACATTTGCCTTGCCCTAGACCTTGATGACGATGCAGGCTTCCCGCCGTTCCTGTTTGAAGCGCAGGCAATGCGCGGTTAAGGTATCAAGCCAAGTTCGCGTGCAAATTTAACAGCGGCTTCATATTCGTCACCCATCTGTTGCGTGACAGGCTGCATGGGCCGCTGTCTGCTCAATGCATAACTTTTGTTTGCCTCGGTTAACGGCATTCCGCGCTTGTCTACCTGAGTGCCATAACCAGCATAAGCATCAGGGAAAAGCACGCCTTGATGTTGCGGAAGCGCAAGGCGACCCATGTATTCGCCAGCCAATTGTGCAGCAAAGTCTGAATGTGGAACCTTTGGGTTAGCAATAACTGCACCTTCGCCAGCGCCAAGTTTAGCAACACCGTATCCACCGTAACCCGGCGCTGACAAGCGTTGGCTTGGAGCAGTCAAAGCGTATCGCGCCGCGCCGGCTGGATCTGTATTGATCCCAAGTGCGGCAGCATTTTCGCTACCGACAAATCGAATAAATGCTTTACGTTCATCTGGCGTTGCCGCTTTTAAAAATTGATCAAGTTCGTCAGACATCAAACCGGGCATTGTCGGAACCCTATTGCGCATCTCAGCATCAAACGCCTTTGCCACCGACTTCTTTGGCTCAGTCTGCTGCAATAGATCGGCAGCGACACGCGATGTCGTTCCTTGAAAATCAAGTGCACTCGGTGGCATGGTTAGAGGCACAAGGTGCAATTTCTTGCCCTTTTGAGCAACTTCATCCGACAATCTAGCGTAAGCAGAAATCACACCTTTGTCGGATGCAGTCATAGCACCCTCGGCCTGAGCCGCTGGCCCACGCATAAATCCAAAACCTCCGGGCATTTCATACCCGCGTTGCAGGTTAACATCACCAACGCCTAGCAATGTCTCGCCAGCGTTCATGCGATCCCAATATGTTGGGATTATGTAATCGCCTACAATGTCAGACAACGAAAATGTTTTCTCAGGCAACAACGGCTGGTTCGACGTAACCGTGCGGGGGCCGTAGCTTTCGACCGGGCGCGACAGTTTCACATCCGAATAACCAATCGGATCCAGTAGACCCTTGGTTACCTTCGTCGTCGGGATCTTGGGGATGTTGATAACTTCGCCGGCCTTCAAGGTTGTTGCCGTGGCAGGCTTTGCCAACTTCTTAGCCGCAGCGGCCGCCGCCTTTACATCAGCAGCAGCCAACGGCTTAGACGACGCGCCAAGGATAAGTTGGATGATCTCATCCATGCCACGTCCGGCCATCAGGCTATCCCCTTTAAATTCCGCCGTATCGGCTTAGACCAATTCCCCGTGGGCGAACCCAACGACGTCGCGGCATCCCCGGCGAAAGTAAGAAACACCGCGTCGGCCTTGTCGGGGGAACGCAAACCCCGCCGCCGCATGTCGTCCTTACTCTCGGCCTTCATCTTGCCGCTGCTGCCGAAAGAATACCTGATCGACGTCAATTCCGCAATAAGTTCGCCGTCGGCGGGTAACCGGCTGCCCCGCTGCTCAAGCCAACCGCGAAACCTGAATATCAACTCGGTGCGCAAATTGTTATACGTCGCCCCAAACGCGGGAGCCTCGGACACGTTCACAGCACGCACAGGAAGCCCCAGTTCGCGCAGGCGGTCATGGACACCAGAGCCAAGCCCGATGACGTCCACAAGGATCTCTGACGGCCTGTCCGACGACATCAAGCCATCGTATTGCGCCTTGACCCTGCCGACGGTCTGCATCAGGTCCAAACCCTTCCACGTCTCAACCTCGGTGATGATCGGCCCGACCCGTTTAGCCAATGCCGACCGGTCGCTGCCGAAGCGTGCCACGTCCAATCCCCAGACAGCCCTCGTCGTCGGCGACGCAACCACATCCCGACCCTTGGCAGCCTCGGCCAGATACAGCGGGATGATGGTGTCGTCGTCGCCCAAGGGAAACTCGCCCAACACGCGGATGCGATAGGCATTGCTATCCTCGCCGTAGCGAACCTTCATCTCCTCGACAAACTCATCCGACACGCGGCTGCTCTCGACGCAAGACCAATGCAAAGTATGCCAGTGATCAGACAGCCGGTTGTGCGTCTCGTAAAACGTGCCGGTCGACCGCGTCGGGTTGCCAGCCAAAATCGTTATCGCGTTGTGGCCCGACATCGAACCGCTGGCAGCCTCGAAAACCTGCTCCGGCACGCCGCTGGCCTCGTCAACCACCAGCATCACGTTATCGCTGTGAACCCCTGCCAACGCTTCGGGCTGCTCGGCCCGCGACGTCCTAGCCGAGATAAACGCTTCCGACGGGGCCGCGATCAATTCAACCCGGTCGGTCTTCACCTCAACCAAACTCTGCAACGCTTCGGGCAGTTCGTTAATCCACCGCTTCAATTCGGCAAACAAGGCGTCATACAACTGCGCACTGGTCGGCGCGGTCACCACAACCTTGCACGGATACCGAAACAGCAAAAACCACAGCATGCTCCAACTCAAGCTGGTCGACTTACCCGTGCCGTGACCCGACCGCACCGACACCTTCCGCTCGCCGCCGCCGACCGCACGCAACAAATCATCCTGATAGGCTTCCGGCACAGCGCCGAGGATCTCACGCACAAACAACCCCGGACCCTCGGCCGACATGCCATACCGTGCGATCATCTCCTCGAAGGGGTTATCTTTGCTCATTTTGTGGCAGGCCCAAACAAAAACGGATCGTTGATGTGATCAATCAATTCATCACCATCAAGACCCTCAGACAGCATATATCGAATGATGTCGCGGACAGTGTGATCCTCGGTGAAGCAGGTGTAAATGATGCCGTCCTCATCCTCAACTTCGATTGGCTTACGTCTAACCTCACTCATCGTCATCCCCTAAAATCGCGTAAATCTTCGCCATCTCAATCAGCCACAAGGCATCCTTGCGCGAAACATCCCCCGACGCCGCCACATACAGCGAACCCTCGGCAGTCTCACCCAACACCAGCACAGTATCCAAACCCTTGGCGGACGCCGCCACCAACACGTCGCCGACCGAAATATCGGGCTCGAACAGGTTAACCACGTTGCCGCCGTCACTCATCGTCGCCATCCCCCACAACCGCGTCCACAACCTCGGCCACCGCGTTAATCGTAATGCCGCCGTCCCGACGCTTCTTCAACGCATCCAAATGCAGTTGGCCGATGTTAATCGTCACGTTCGGCCCGTTCGGATTGTGCCGGAACCTGTCGGGATTGTTAACCGACGCCATCCACTTGCGGACGTCAATCCGCTCCTTGCCGACCGCAACCTGCTCGCGGTTAATCGTCGGCAACAAAGCCATGTCGTCGGCAATCTTCAAGGCTTCCTCGGCCAACTGATCCGCATACTCGCGCCGACCCTCGTTGATCACGGCCCGATACTCTGGATGCGCGTTGATGTGTCGGCTCAAATATGTGCGCGAACACCCCAACTTGGTCGCCAAATCCAAAATCGTGCCACCCTCGGCAATGTAATCCTGCAACCACTCAACACCGCCGAGAGCCTCAATTTCGCCAAACAAACGCTTCTTCAACGCACGGCCAGCCATCGTGTTCTCCCAAGTTAACGTGGGGGTTGTCTGCACCCTGAGCGCGTGGGCCGTGTTGCCTCGCATTCTCTACCCCACACAGGGCCTATGTAGCAACATATAGGCAACTTGGGTTTTCCACGCAACGATTAGGTTTATTCGGGTTAGATATACGTCCAGCCGGGTTGGTCGATCTGGCAGTAGCGAGCCACCGCACGGGGATGCAAACCTAAAGCTGCCGCTGCCAGCGTGGCACTCGGAAAGTTACCATGCGGCGTCTGGACGGCCTTGGCACGCGGATGGCGGCTGCGATCACGCAGGTGATCCCCATTTGACGATACCGCACGCCCCTTGGCCCGCATGTCGGCCATGTTCTCCATCTGCGAGCCGGATTTCAAATGGGCCGGATTGACGCATGCAGGGCTGTCGCAAGTGTGCATGACAACCTCGGCCACCGCGTCGCCCGTCACTAAAGCGTGGATCAACCGATGCGCCAACACAGTATGCCCACCCAGCGAAATCATGCCGTAGCCGCCGTGGTTAACCGTGCCAACCCATAGGTGACAAGCATCCTTGCCGACGTTGGCGTTGATTTTGGCGCGAAACTTTCCATCCAACTCAGGTGACCATTTCTGCAAAAGCATCACAACCCCGACGCCCCTTGTAGGAACATTCCTACCGCGAGTTGTCACGCCCTTAACCTGTGCGGCCACGTTGGCATCGTAAAGTTTCTGATAATCCAACCGCTGCTTGGCCCGACGTTCACGCATGTAGCAGGCTTGGCACAGGCCGCGAACGATGGCGTCCCGGTCAGGATGATTTTTGCAGGAAGTGTCCATGATGCTCTCCAATGTTGCTGTGCGTTATATAGTCTGCGCAAGTTATATGGGCAATGGGTTTGCGGATAATTTTACAAAATTTTTATCGGGTTAGCAGATGTGTGTGGAGGAGCAGCAGCAGCCGCCCCCGCCTTAACCCCCTATACCGGGGGGGCCTCGGTAGGCATGGCAGGCAACCGATGCGGCTATATAACGCACTCAATCAGCTAACTACGATTATGTCCAGCATCCACATCAATGATAACAATGACTTAGCATATCTGCCGCATTATGTTCGATTTCCGTTTACCAACAGTGAACGTCATGGCGGCAAAATGGGGTAGCCAGTTACCACCAAGCCAGCCACCGCCGACCCCGGCTCGCCCACGCCCACGCGAGGCGGCGTGTCTTAGGGCTTGGTCTAACCCCATTTCACTTAGTCTTCACGGCTAGATACGCGAACATCCCGTCCACCTTATCCAACCGCTTCATAACCAGTAAACACAAGCCGTCGTTGCTTGCGTCTGCCGCATCGCGTTTATGCACGCCACCACAATGTTGGCCGACGTGATAGATTAGGCGATCACCCGCATCCGCCTCTGCCAATCGGTGGCCGAAGACACCCTGCTTATCCTTCGTGATGTCCACAAGTTTGCTCATTTGAACACATCCCCCAAATCGTCATCCAAGCTGTCATTCGTCGGCTTCCTGATCGCCGTTATCTCGGCTCCGGGAAAACTTTCTTTAACCTGTCGCACCAGATCGTTGCGATGGGCCGCCAAGGCAACCGCCACTTCCCGCATGTTGAACATCAGCAACCCCTTGCGCTTGCGGTAAGCTGCGGGCCACATCCTGCCATCCTCAATGATGCCGTATGTCACCCCGTCCAACTCATACTCCCAGATGTGCGGATCTGCGGGCTGGTGTCCGGCCGCCGTCGCCTCGGCGTCCATCATGGCTAACCCACGCACACACACCTCGGCCCATCCAGCCACCTTGCCAGCATCCTTGCTATCCTCTGCGGCATACAGGCCCGCCATAGCTTTACCCCATTTGGCGAGCGTCTCCGGCCCTGTCAGCCCCATCAGCACGCCTATCCCCCACTTCTTATCCATCTGCTCGCTTGCCCGTGTGAACCCCGCAAGCGCCACGTCAACCTTTATGTCGTCAGCCGATGCCTGCGGGTGAATGACGCGATCCGTCTTTTTCTGATACGTCGGCCGCTTCATGCCCGTTCATCCTTGGCTTCCACGGGTCCACGCACTTGATCCTGATACTTGCCATTGTATGCCGCAGGTTCGGCGATCTGGCTGAATATCACCTGCGCTATGCCAGAGCCGGCCTTGATGTGCAGCGGCTGCCATCCGTGGTGGACCAACTCTAGCGTCAGGTATCCGCGCCAACCCGGTTCGATCACCGTGTTGAACACCGACAGCCCGCGTCTCGCCCACGACGACTTATCGTGAACCACGCCGACCAGATCGAACGGCATGTCAAATTGTTCCATCGCGCTTGCCAGCGTGAACCTTCCCGTCTTCCATTCGCCATCCACCCTGACCCTGTCACCGCCGAAGAATACATCCTGCTCAATTCGGATGTCATATCCTGCCAGCGTTAATCCATGGCTGACCCCGTTTAATATATGCTTACCCGTCAGCATATCTAATATCGGCTCGGCTTTAATAAGTTCCCTGCCATTGATAATCATGTCGATCTCCCGTTTGATTGTGCCATCGTAGTGGCAACCTGTTCTCGCCTGTGCCCACGTCGGGCCTTACATACTGCTAACCATCGTGCAGATAGCCAACCCGTATCCTGCTGCTGTTCGCTCGGATTTCCCCCTATTGCAAACTACCGGCTTGCTGCGAATGCGCCACTGGCGACATGCAGTGGCGGACTTGTCCGCCGCAGGTAGTTTACTATAGGGGAAATCCAGCAGCGGAAGATTTGTTTTTACCTCTTTTCCGCCACTGGTCCGCCACTGAAAAAACCCACTGGCGGACGTCATATTTGCTCACCCACACGGCTGGTTGAACGTAGGCCCTTGCGGTCTTTGTATTGCCCGGTCGACCGATAAGTAAACTCTTCCAGCAACCCTGTTTCGAGCCAATGCTTGATGATCCGCTTGGCTTGTGCATCGTTTTTGGTGTGCTTGGCATTGTCGAACGGGTAGTTCGTTATAACAGATCCCGCGAACCGTTCTTTGTCTTGCGGTCGGCTGCTATAATGTTCGACACCGTCGTCCGTTAATATGCCCGCGTTGATCAGGCTTAGTATTCTGTTGACGGTCTTTTCGTCCATGCCTTCCCATTCGTCGGGCAGGTTGAAGGGCACGCAGACGCCGACGTAATCACCGTTGGCTATCTTGACGCCAATCATCTTGCGGTAGACTGCCGCTGCCGCTGGTGGCGCTAGGTTGGCTTTGCCGTCGTCTATCCTGAATATTCCCCTAGCGTCGTCCAGCGGTATGCCGAGTTTGACCGCGTCGTCTTCGCTGATCTTGTTGATCACGCGGGCTGCTCGGACGGCCCCGATTAGGCTTCCAGCGCCGCGCACGCTGTCTATGCCCGCGTCTTCCCCGTTACCTTTGCGGATGTGGTGAACCAGACATATGCTGCAATTGGCTTCGTCGGCCACACGTCTGATTTCGGCCACGACGGCGTTAACCGCACCGTTATCGTTTTCGTTGACGTTATGGGCGGCCACCAGCGGATCTATAAAAATCATGCCGATGTTCCATTCCTTGATCTTTCGGATCATGTATTCGACCAAGGCTACGTTCGGTATCACACCGTCGCGGGTTTGCGTGCCGAATTTTAAACTGAAATCTCGGCCTGCGCTGACAAACAGTTTTCCTCTGATTTCGTCAGGTTTGACCTCGTAGTGCCTCATTGTGGCTAGGACACGTCTTTGGATTTCCTCGTATGGATCCTCTAAATTTATGATCCAGACGTTGCATTGCTCATGCACGGTTTCGCCCAGTAGCGGCCTGCCGATGGCTATGGCAACAGCTTCCGCCGTCAGTGCGCTTGTCTTGCCCACACCGCCGGCAGCGGCAAAGGCACTTAGGAATGATCTCAGATAATGATGGCCGTAAATCCACCGGCGGACGGGCACGCTGGCCTCGTCAAAATCGTCGAACGGCACGGGCCACTCGGCTGCCGGTGTCGGTGGCTCTGCGCTGCCCATAGGTATGTCGATGTAATCTTTTTCTGGCTGCGCGTCGGCAACGTGATCCGGTTGCGTCGGTTGAACGTAGTCGAAATCATCCAGCGGGGATTTAGGCACGTCGGACGGCGGCGATGCGGAGATTGTCGGCTTAATCTCCGCACCATAAGCACGCACGGCGGCCTTAAAGTCGCCACCATGTTCGAAATGTGCAAATAGGTCGAACGCGTCGCCGTAGCAGTATGAATTGTCGCCCATGGCTTTAGATCGGCCAATACCGGCGGCCGCATCTGAACCCGACAGGCTGACCCAATGCGTGCCGAAGTTTTGGGTGGCGAAACTGGCCGACGATTGGTAACGCGATCTGTAATGGGCCGACGATCCGCGACGCTCGTAACCGTATTTCAGCAATAGGTCGCCGATGTCGTGGGCCTCGTTGAATACGTCGACCGGGTTTGCGTCGTTAGGATGCTGTAGGCGGCGTTCGGCTCGCTGCTGTTCGCGCTGGCGTCGGGCCACGTCTGCCTGCTCGTTGGCAAGTCTGCGCTGCTCTTCGCGGCGTTCGACTTCCTGCATGATAGGGTTGGCGTCGGTTAAGAATACGTTTCCCCCGCGAATTATTTCGTAATCGTAGAACAGCGGTTTTAGATCGGGTCCACGCTTTGACATAGGCACGTTGGGCAGATAGATCGGCTGGCCGCAGCGTGCCAATGCGCCGTCGGGGGTGATCCCGTGTTGCCTGATCATGTCAAAGAATGCCGACTGTATATCCTCGTATTCGATACCGGATATCTTGGCAGCCAGAGGCAACAGCACGCGCCACTTGCGTTTGTCTTGGCTTGCCCCCGACGACGAGTAGACGATCATGCTGACAGGCCCTAGCACGTCTCTGACGGCCTGTATGACGTCGGCCTTGCTTGGGTTGCCTTGGTCGACGTCTAGGGCAAGCATGCGGAACAACCCGCGTTCGCGCTGGGCGTCGTGCGATCTGCCGTCGTTGGCTCGGTAGGTCGACGGTATGAAAAAGTCGGCGTCGGCTTTGTCTTTGGCTTGCGGCTCTTTGACCATCTTGACGATGTCGGGCCATGATATGCCGGGGTAAGTCTGGTCTGGCTTGTCGATCAGCGTGAAGTAACTGCCGGCGGCCATCAGGAAACGGATGTCACTCATGGTTGCACAGAGTGTTGCATGGTGGGTGTGCGTAATGTATAAACATGGTGCGAGGCGTTCTCCCTGCGTTGCATAGTGCTTAGGCCCGGTTGGTTCCTCCCCCAGCCGGGCCTCTTTTTACCTAAAATGGCAAATCGTCTGCCAAATCATCTCGAAGGTTCGGCTTTGCCTGCAACGGCGGCGATGCGTAAGCCACAGTTTCGAACGGGTCAACGTCCGGCTTCTTAACTTCAACCGTGTCGAAATCATCCATGCCGGCTGCGTCGCCGTATTTCGCCTCGGTGACTTGCACGGCGTCCAGTAGCAAGCTGATGCCGCCTTGGCCGTCTGGGTCGACCACAGCGACGGCCCACGCACGCACAGTGCCGACCGAACCACCCCAGAAATCCAACCGCGTCATGGCATTCTTTTCGCCGTCGATAACGGTCGGTGCCTCGTTTTTGTCGCCGTTCTTTTTCGTGCCGTTACGTTTGGCTGTGAATTGCATCACGCCGGTCGGGTTGCCGTCTTTGTCTTTCAGACGTTTGGCCCCGAAGACCGTTTTAAATTCCGGCATCTTGGTGTTGCGTGTCCGGCACTCGGCGTAGTGCGCTTTCAGATCGGCATACAGCGCCTTGCCGTCGGCTTCCGGCATGTCGAACGCGACGGACCAAGCGGCATTGCTTGCCGTCGGTGCGCACGGCTCGCTGCGCTGTGTCTGCGTGTTAAAACGGTAGGTTCCGTTTAGCTTGGGGAATTGCAGTGTGACGTTTTTCGCCAGCACTTTTCGGAAGTCTGAATTGTCTGCCATGGTGTTCTCCTTGGATAGCAGGTTTAGAAATCTGTAAAGACGTCTTCTTCGGGTTGTTCAAACTGCCAGCGGGGCAGGTCGATCACGTTACACAGGGGCCAGCCCGTTTGATAGTCGTTTCCGGCCTCGGCGTTCGCAATTTTGTGCAGGGTTTCCGTCACCTTCAAATCGGCGGCGGCAAGGTAGTCGTCGGTCAGCGTGTGGACGCATACCGCGTGCGGTGCTTCCTTCTCGACGCATATGAAGTAAAACTCCATGCCATCGCCGCCGGTATGTAGACGCATTACCCTGCGGTAGAATGCGGCTTGCAGATCGTAACCGTATTTGCGCACGTCACGGGGGAAGTTTGCCGGGCTGGCATCCTGCGTCGTCTTGATGTCAAACAGCATGCCGATGCTTGGGATGAAACCATCCGGCCGGCATTTAAGTTTGACGCCTGTCTGCGGATCGTCGGCGAAGAAGCTGCCCTCGGCGATCATGTCTTTGTAATCGAAGAATGCATTGGCGGCCGGATGGTTAATCACGGCGGCTGACATAGCCTGTGCCAAATCAAAGTCGGCCTCGGTCAGCAACAGCTTGCCGTCGATGTCTGCGGCCAGCTTAAGTTCTTTCCACTTGTTGCCCCGGCGATCTTCTGGCCCACGGACGACGAGATCCTTTTCCGGCTCAAGCAGCATGGCGTGAACGGCAGTTCCCAGATCGAACGCCACGCTGGATTTGTAGACTTTGTTTTTCCAATGCAGCAGGGATTTCAGGGCAACGGCTTTGACATCGCTGCTGCTGATCTCTGGCCGGGCGTGATAGGCTTCGTTGGTTAGGTCAAGTTGCATCAAATTTCCCCATTTTTTGCAGGCACTTGAGGCGTTGGCATCCAAGCCATGAGATCAACACATTCATCATCTTTGGCATTGTTTTGAATGCCGATTAAAACGCTTGCCAACACCCATTGCCGCCACGGAGTGTGCCAGCGGACAACATCAACATATCCTTGCTCAAATGCATCGCCACGATAAACCAGCCATGCAATGATTGTGCTGCCGTCTTTTGGTGCTGTGTCGGCGCTATTCCATTTGTTCATTTTTTCCTCCACCCAAAATACGCGATCAATGCACTTTCCGCTCTTCCGTCGTCTTTCACCCTAGCCCACTGATCGGCGGCATCCGGGAAATACTGGCTTGCCAACGCTCGGCTGGCATTCTTGTCTGTCGACAGGTGCATGGATTTCTTCCACGCGCTTGGGTCAACCTCGAACGTCGGTATGCCGGCATAAAACAGGCAAGCTTTCAGTTCGCCGTATGCCACCGCGATGGTGACGGCGTTCTTGATGCCAATCATGCGCGGGAAAAATGGACGTTCCAGCCATGCACACTTTACGACACCGATGTCGCTTATAAGCTGCCTCTTACCGTCGATGGTTCCCGGCATGTCAAAGGTTTTGACCGACAGCGTGCCTTCGTAGTCGTCCATGACCGCGAAGGCTCCCTGTTTACCGGGGTCAATACCGATGAGGCGGGTCATACCTCGCCCCACGCAATCTCACCGCCGCAGGCCAGATAACCGCAGCCATCAACCCAATTGTCCATGTTGTCAGGGTTTGACTTGATGCGGGCCAGCTTGAGCATGGTCATCATCACGGCCACGTCGCTGGCCGACACTGCAACATCCAAGTGAGCCGACCAGTATGCCGCGATCAGGCCGAAGTTGCGTTCGGCATCCCCGTGCTGGGCTGCGCGGTCTTGGGTCACATATCCTTTGGCCGTGTCGAGGATTTCAGCGCGGGTCATAGATTGTCTCCACATAGCTTTTGAGGATAACCAAGGTGCCTTCCCTCGGCTCTTGTTTGCCTTCCCATATCCGCCACAACGACGAATATGACATGCCGCAGAACCGAGCCGCGTCAGCAATCTCGTTCTTCGGTATCAATCGTTTCAGTTCGTCCACGGTATAGATCATGGTCAACTCCTGTCGTAAGATGCCGACCTTATGCGGCGGCGCAACAGTCGTCAATCCAGTTTATTTTGCAAAGTGTGTTTTTTATGGCTTGCGGTGCGTTGCGTTAACGCATAACCTGTTAGTGCGAGTAAGCAAACAAGGAAACGAACATGACCCACACAATCCCCGCCGGCTATGCAAACCTGATTGGCTACAGCGATGTCCAGCCCTTCGAGATCCTGTCGGCCAATAAGTCCGGCAAGCAGATCGTCATCCGCGAGATGGACGCACAGCGCGACCCGAATTGGATACCTGACTTCGTAGCTGGTGGCTTCACCGCCAATTGCGCCAATCAGGGGGATCAGGCTTGGTTTCTCGTGCCTAACGAGGCCAACCCCGCGATCAAGGCCCACTTGCGCGCCGACGGGTATTTCTGGTCGGCCTACGGCAAGCACCGTGTCGCCAGCAACCCGCGCAAGTTTTACGATTACAACTTTTGACAACGGGGGGCTTCGGCCCCCACTACCCCCAACAAAGGAAAACCCAATGACCTACGAAAAAGACGGCTGGATGTTCAAGCACACAGGTGTTGGAAAATATGGCTCTATCTGGGAAGTGACTTGGAACGGAATGTTTTTTGCCAATGTCAGCACAAAAGCGGTTATCCGCGCAATGAAACAAGGAAAACCCAATGCGTGAATTTCTTGAAGACCTGATCGGCTGCCTGTGCCTGTTCGCCATGATCCCGGGCTTGTGGTTCCTTGGATATGGCTTTGGGTGGCAGTAATGGAACAACTTAACATCAACATGGGAGAAATGAACATGATCGAACAAAAGCCAACCGTATATCAACAAAATAGAGCTTTATTTGATGGCTTTAAGGATCGGTTTCCAAACATTGTCGCGCTGTCAAAAATCACAACAAATCTCGCGCAAATGGATGAAGCCGTTGGGTCGGCCAGTGGGGGTTGTGTTAGTCATTGGGTGCGCGGTAGCAATAAGCCCGGTGGCGGATCTGAACGGCGCGCCGGTGATTATTTAAAGCGCATCGCAAACAACCATCCAGCACCCGTTGTGGCAGCGCCAGTTACACCCGTTCAATCTGCATCCATGTTCATTATCTCTGTGCCTGAAAATACAAAGACAAAGGCCGAGATGTTGTTGAACATGTTGCGCAACATTGGCTGTGAAGTCGTAGATTTTTGAGGAAACAATGGAAACCAACTACCAAGCCATGCAAGCCCGCTACACGGTGGCAGACTGGAATGCGGTCATCAGCCTGCACCGGGCCGACATAGAGCGCCTACAGGCCCGCTACGGGTCATATTCGGGCATCGCGTGGGTCGGAGAAGAGATTGATATGCTGCGTTACAGAATACAACAAGCTGAACAACGTAAGGCCACGCTGATTGCGTTGGCCGCAGGGGACGACAATGCAAACATCTGAAATCATGGTTATCAATAGGCTCGCCACCGGCACGGCGTTCGCCACGACGGTTGACAGCAATCAAGCCGTATTTATCCCGGCCAAGATCACGGCGCTACTGGATGCCAACGTGGGGGATAGGTTTAAAGCTATATTGATTGCGAATACAGCCATGCCCGAAAAGACCCCTTGGATGGCGATCAGGTTAGATCGGCTTGACGGGCAGGCAAACGCGTCCGTCAACATGGGGTCGGATCTGGCCGACATGATCATGGCCGACTTGCAGGACGGCGGCATGGCTACGGTCGAAGACATTGCCGACGCGATTGACTACCCGATAGCCAGCGTCGTGGCGAAGATGCAGGAGATGGCCCGGCGTGGGCAGATTTACCGGCGCACGTTTTATGCGGTTAACGAGAGTGACTTTGTTGACGGGGTTGACGAATGAGTGTGCAGCAAAGCAGCCGTGAAGACGACGCGCAGGTGCTGCGAATATTGCGGCTGCGGATACAGTATGGCGCGACCAAGACGGCCCGGCATGTCGGGTTAAAACCGGAGAGAGTGCGCACGATCTGCAACCGCATTTTGCGTGATGACCTGAATACCAGCGTGAAGTATGGCATTGAAACCGCCGACAAGGTGCGGGCTGCCTATTGGAGTTTTGAGTGACCGACAAATACGGACAACGGAACGTGATCAAGATGTTCAACCAAGTAAATGCCCTGCGGAAAGCAATCCGCAACGAAGGCACACCGTTAATCCAAGAGGCGTGGGACAAGGTCGAGGAACATATCGACTTTATTTATGCAAAGCAAAAGGCGAACAGCAATGCTGATTAAGATTAGAGGCGTTACATACCCGAATGCTAAAGCGGCGGCAGAGGCACACGATGTGCGAGTTGATGCCATCTATTCGGCACTCAACCGTGGCAAGATTGACGCCGTCGGCACGGGCAAACAACGAAAAAAGCAAATCACCCTGAACGGATTTACGTTCCCGTCGATTTCTGCCGCCAGCGTGGCCTTGGGTTTCGGTCGGACGTATCTGGGTAAGGCTTTGGTCAACGGCAGTGAAATCAGCCGAAACAGGGTGCAAAACGCAATCAAGGTTTATGTGGAGAAAACGAAATGACTGACCCAAGAGAGATAATCAGGATTACAAACCAACCCGAACACTCAGAATGGTCCTGCTATCTGTTTGGCGGGCCGAACATAGCAGGGAGCGTCATATTCAGGCCAGCAAATAGCCTTGAACCAAACTGGTTCCATCGGTGGATGCAGTCGCTGTGCTTTGGGGTGAAGTGGGTGAAGAAATGACTGACCTGATCAAGCGCGATGATGCGCTGGCTGCTATCGACACGTTCAAACGTGACTTTGAGCAGTCTTGGAAAGTGCAGTTTAGCGCCGATATAGCGGCCCTGCCCGCCATCGATCCCGCCGCTATCCGTGAGGCTGCGCTGCGTGAGGCTTATGGTGTGTTACAGAATTGGCTTTATTGCTGTGATGCAGAAGACGAAATACTCGCCCTGATAGGAGAGGTGAAATAATGAAACTACTAGCCATCTTACTGATCACATGGATCGACGGCTCTCAGACTGGCTTTAAAGTGCCAGCCGATATGACCTGTGGCGATCTAATGGATAAAGCCTTAGTCTTGGCTAAAGCCCATGACATGGAACACACCATTATGCGTTGTATCTACACAGACCAAATTGTGGTATCACCTAGGCCCATGCCACGCCCCGTTGGCTGATGGAGCCAAATGGCCGACGATAAGCAAAGAGAAATCTGGCGGTCGGCAAGAAGGCGATACGTTGCCAAAAACCGAGAAAAGGTTCGGGCAAGTAATCGCGCATCAAAACAAAAGAAACATCTGGCGGACCCGTCTTGGCGCGAGGAAACAAATTTCCGCAAACGCGCCAAGGGGTCAGGCTTCACAAAGGATCAATGGGGAATAATGTTTGATGAGCAGGGGCGTGTCTGCGCTATTTGTAAAACCGACAATCCGGGCAACCCCAAAGGCTGGCAACTAGATCACTGTCACAAGACGAAGGTTGTCCGCTTCATCCTATGCACACACTGCAACCGGGGTCTGGGCGGTTTCAAAGACAACCCAGACCTGTTGCGCATGGCGGCAGATATGCTTGAAAAGTTTAACCGCAGCCAAACTTAGGCGCGTTGGGATACCAGCAAGGCGATATGGGCATCAATCTTCGTGATAGCTGCCGCCGTGATGATCGTCTTTGAAATCTCGTTGTTCGGCAGCGGAATGTTATTTTCCGGCTTGTAGTAACGATGGTTCGGCGTGTTCGCTTCGTCGGCCATGTTAGAACCCCTTCACGCGCAGTTTGGCAAAGTCGCCGTCCAGCAACTTCTTCTTGACGTATACAGCAAAACCCTGCGTGCCGATAGCTTCGCCGCATTCGGCTGACCACTGTTCGGCCACAACTAACGGAATGCGACCGGCAAGGCGAAACTTGGCGTCGCCGTGTGCGCTGGGTGCGAACGATGCCAACCGGGCGTTGTCGTCCAGCAGGCTTTTGACATCCTGATGGCGGTTGATGATAACCTTGCCGTCCTGCTCGGTAATGGTCTGCCTGATGTCGTATGCCATTAGACAGCCTCTGGCAGAGCCTTACGGCGGGGTGCTTCAACGGCAACGGCAAAGCCTGCTGCGATCATAAGCTGGCCGTCAGCGTCGCTGGTTTCGACCTCTGCGTCCATGTCGTGCGGCTGGTTGTTGACCCAAGGCTGACGGTCGGTGGTAATCTTGATCTTCATGTTGCATTCCCTTGTGATGGTAGGTGACGCCACCGCAGCAGCGTCACCTGATGTTAGATTAGAGTGCGCCGTTGATGTCAGCGATGACGCCGTGGGCCTTCGAGGTGTCGACCTGCAAGCCGTATTCGCAGGCAATCAAGCGACGCTCCGAGTGGCCGGTGCGGGCCAGCGGCTTTTGCGTCACGTTCGACAGGTAGGCAACGCGGGCGTAGTTCGGGTCAAGAACGAACACGTCGCGGGCTGCTACGGTGCGGGTTTCCAAGAAACGCGACGGAACGATTTGCAGCGTGCCGAAGTCCGAAACGTAGATGTCGATGGCGGCCGACAAGGTCTTCGTTGCGGTCATGTCTTGATACTTGGTAGCCGAGCCGGTGAAGGTCGAAGAAATCTTTTGCTTCACAGCCGAGCCGCACAGGACGATGGTAGGCTCTGCGCCCTGCTCCCAGCAGGATGCAATCACAGTTTTCAGCATGTCTTCGGTCAAAGCGCGAGCCGTGCCGTCGGTAGCTGCTGCGTTGGGGTAGCCAGCGGTCGTGCCGGACAGAGTGCCGGACGCGCCGCCCGTGCCACGCGAAACGTTGGTGCGCAAGAATGCGGCCAAGCCAGCGGTGGAGCGGGCAGTCGACGTGGAGCCAGCCGAGGCTGCGACGTTGGACGTCAACATCAGTTCCATGTCGCGCTTCAGTTCTTTCAGCTTATTGGCAACTTGCTTTGCCAAGGTCTGAACGTCGCCAGCGCCATTCACGGCGTCGGCAGTGTCGGAAACTTCGACCACCTTGTCCGAGATCTGAGTATAGTTTGCCAGACGGATGGCGTTAGTAGCCGCGTCGTTGCCGGGGGCTGCTTCGCCTTCGACCACACGGTTGGCGGCGGGCGACGCCAGTTCAACAACGGGCCATTCGAAGTAGGTGTTCGACACCGACTTACGACCGATAGCCGTCATGAACGGCGTGTCCATGGGGCTGATGCTGATCAAAGCGTCTTGCAGGTCTTCCCGCAGGGTGGTGACCTGATAGGTCTGGTTGGTATTCGCGTTAACGGCCATTTCGGCTGCTCCTTAGATTGGGTTTAACTCAGGAGAAAACGTGCGACATCGTCCACATTTCCGGTGCGCTTCATCTGAGCCTTAGCCTTCTCGGTTGTCACATTCTTGGATGCCTGTGCCGCAGGTCGAGCGCCCGGCTTGATAACCGGGGTCCGCTGTTGCTGCTGTGCCTGCTTCTCGACGGCTGCCTTGCCAGATACGATGCGGCGATATTGTGCGGCATCGTGCAGGACACGCAGCAGGCGGTGGTCGGCGACCCCCTCCAACTCGTCAATCCCAAACCCGTAAATCTGGGTTCCAGCGTTGATCAGATCCTGCTTTACCTTTGCCGCCGTTTCTGGCTTTGCAAGTGCGGGGATGGCGCGAGCGAGTTGCTGTTGCTGTTCCGCTAGGTAGGCACGATGTGACTGCATTCTGTTTTCGGCATCTTGGGCTTCCAGTTGCTGCCGCAAACCTTGGGCATTCTGGTAGCTTAAAAGTTCCTTGTCATACCTGACGCGGGCTTCGAGATAACCGATGGGATCTTTGGATAGCAGTTCTTCACTCGGCATCGACGGCGGCTGCATTGGGATTTGCCCAGATTGAGCCGCCTGAAAGACTTGTGCCAACTGTTGGCGTTCGGCTTGCAGGGCTTCGTAAACTGCCGTCGTCTCTTGGCGAGCCGATGCAATTTCGCGGAAACCCTTTTGGATGACTTCTTGCCCCGAATAGCCCCGGAGTAGCTCTTTGTAGGGAACCTGCTGTTCGCGCCCGTTTACCTTTACGGTATGCAGTTGCTCGGCTGGATCACCTTCTTCGGCTTCCGTTTCGCTTTCGTCTGTGACTTCATCCGTATGTGCGTCAACCTCTTCGGCTGCCGCGTCACCATCGTCTTGGCTTTGTGCGTCATCCTGTTCGGATTGCGCCAAGTCTACGGTTTCTTCTTCTTTGACTTCTTCGACCGGCGTCTCAATGAGGCTGGCCGCTACGGCGTCAATGCTTCCGTCGTTTGCAGTCGTGTTAGACACGGTGCTGCCCTTTCTCTTTGCGATGGTCGAACATCTTGCCGTCGGTAACAATAGAAGCAAGATGCACTTGCAACGCTTTTAGCGCACGGACCATCCGATGCGCTTCAGTCAACTGTTCAGGGCTGCACACATCGCTGGTAAAAACCCTGACCTGTGCATCTTGTAACACATCAAAAGCCTCCTTGAGAAGGGGATCCTCCAAAAGTAGCTTTGCACGCTGTGCGCGTTGGGTGACATCCATCACATGCCACCCATCATGTCAGGTTGCTGCGGCTGCATCATTTGCGGCTGTTGAACCGCAGGCATGGCAACGGTGGCAGCCTGTTGAGCCTTGATGGCAGCCGTGTCGACCGCGATGCCATACTTGCCGGCGATCTGCGCCATGGCGATTTCCATGTCCTGCACCATGCGATCACGCTGCAAGTCGTCGGCCATCTTAGCCTTGTAGAAATCAAGTTGGATGCGCTGCTGATCGGACGCAATCTTAGCCTGCGCCTTGATTGTTTCAGCCTGAACCATCGCCTGTGCGGGATCACCCTGCTGCGGCGCTTGGCCTGCCTGTTGGGGTGGCTGTTGCGGGGCTGCTTCGGGCTGTTGCGGCAAGAAATATCGGTCAATGTTGCGGATGCCGTTGACTGCGGTGATGTCGGCCAGCGTATTGCGCAACTGCGGCAACCCGGCCAGCGGATTTGCTGGGCCGTAGGTTTGGATCGTTTGCAATTGCAGTTGCAGGATTTGGCCGAGCATGGCCGTCTTTTGATCCTCGCGGCCTGTCCCCAGCCCGACGTTAACTTCGCAGTCCAGATCGGTATCCCACACGCGGGGATCCATAGGCACATAGTTGCCGTTGATCCGCAGCATTTCGGCCTTTGTTGAATGCGTTGCCATCAGTCGCAGGATCTGGCCGAATAGGCGACGCATGCCGGTGTAGGCAAGGTTGGCTACCATAACCTCAACCTGCCCCGCAGCGGCGCTTACAGTGGCCGTCACGGCTGCCTTGGTGGTCGACTGCAAGGCGTCGGCATCTAGCCCCATGCTGGCCCGCGTGACGCCGGTCTTCATCTCCACCATCTGGTCAACATATTGCAACGCCGGCAAGGTTTGGCCCGCCACGAATGGCACGGCTAAATCGCGCAGCATACCGGGCTGGCTGACGCGCACGATGCCACCGATTTCGTTATTCAGCAGGTCGTCAATTTCAACCATGCCTTTGACGGCTTCAATCCGAGGATTGTTAGTCATCTGCACGTTATCAAGGATGCCACGGATGATAGCCGTTGCCGCATCCTGATCCTGCTCAATGATTTCAACCAAGCTACGGCCGAAATATGTGTGCGGCTCAGGGTCAACGTGCCAGCCGGCGAACGGGTGGTCATCTACGGGTTCGTAGGTCAGCATCTTGTAGGCCGAGCCGCCGAGGATAAACTTGTGTAGGATCGGCGTGCCCGTGCCGTCGACGTCAATCCGCATGTAAGCCTCGGTGATCGTCACCTGCTTCATGGCCGGATCGGCGGCGCTTTCGGTTTCGTTGCGGTTGATTGAGTAGCCCCGGCGTTCCTGATCTTCCTGATCGCGGGTATCGGTGGCAGACACGCTGTCTAGGCTCAACACAAGTTCCTCGTCGATGCCCATGGCAATGACGTCACCGGCCCGAAGTTCGGTGCGGTGGCCTATAACGTAAAAGTCGGTATCCGAGCGTGCATTTCGGTCGATAAAGAAATCTTCCGGCGGGATGGTTTCAATGCACATCTTGCCCGTCGGATTGCGGTGTATAATCCGCACGTCATGCAACTGCGGCAACGGGTCAGGCATCTGCGGCAATTGAGCCGGATCAATCTGCTGACCGGCGGCCGCAGCTTGTTGGGCGATCTGTTGGCCTTCGTCTACCTGCTGTTGGATGATCTTAATCATCTCGTCGTCGGGGCGAGTTTCTTCCGACAGGATTTCAGCGCCGGGTGCGGACACGATGGCTTGGTATTGCGCGTCATCCAGATCATCAAAGTTGAATATCTTAGCCTGATCGTATTCCGACCAGTATGCCTTCGTGAAGCCGGTGATGTTCACCAAGGCATCGTGCGTGACATCTCGCAAAATTTGGTAGCCGTTGCTCTGCCGAAATTTAGCCGCCGCATATGTGCTGGCCTGTTCCATAGATGCGACGTCTTCCGGCCCCTGTGGGATAAATTCAACCGGGCGGTCCGACGTCATAAACACGCGCTGGATAGACGGCTTGACCGCACGCACGGTATCCCGGCATTTGGTCGAAACCATCGTGCTGCGGCCAACTTCCTCGCCGATGTCGACCTCGCCGTTAAAGTAAAGCTGCGATTTCATCCGGCGTTCGGCAATCTCGCTGCCGATAAAGTCGATGGCATCGGCAATTGCCTGCGACACAATGCCGCCGATTTCGTCTTCGGCCAGAGGCTTAAACGGGGTGTCAACTTCGGGAAGTTCTTCCCCACCGTCGAAACCGACCATCACCATGTCAATCTCTAGATCGGTGACAAGTTTAGGTTCGCTCATGTCGTTGACTGCCATCTTAGCCTCACCGTTTATTTGCGTTGACGTATGCCGGAACCGCCGGAACGGTGGCACGCGCACCGAGCATTGTAACCTCGTTGATGGCCTTCGCGGTAGCAGATTGCAGTTGGCCGACCAAGCTGTTGTCTTTCAGCGCACGTTCCACAATTTTCGGGTCTTCTGACAGCACGATTTTTGCCACCGCAAGGCGTTGCGCATCCGTCAATTTAGGGTCGGCACTGCCAGCAATCTTTTTAACCAAGTTTAGCACGGAAATCGGGCTGCCACCCATTGCACCCAAAATATCTTCGCCGACGCTTACCGCACCGCCGACGCTGGGGGCCAATAACGTTGGTGTTGTGGCAGATTGTCCAAGAATGTAGCTTGATGCCGCCTGAGCCTCGTTTGCCCGATTGATCAGGTTTAGCACGTTATCTGTGTTGCCGGGCGGCAGGGCAAGGCGAAGTGCCGTTGACGGGCCAGTGTCTTCGGCGGCAAGTCCGCGCAACAGGCCGGGGGCCGTGCTGGGCTTTGCCATACCGGCACGCATGGCTGTAATCATGCCTTCGCGGAAGGCCGCAACCGCATCCGGCCCCTTAGCCTGAATGTCGTCGTAGATCATCGCAAGTTCGTCAGGTGACTTTGCCATAGCCTTCGTGCCGATGTCGAACGCCTCACGGCCACCTTTGATATTTGCCCAATTTGCACGGGCAGCAACCAATTCAGCCGAAGCCGCATCAATCGGTTCACGCAAAGATTGCTCAATCTCTTTGTAAACTTCACCCCACGGCGAGCCAGCTTTATAAGCCTCGTCAGTTTTGCGTTGTAGGAAGCGGCGTGCAATCTCAGCCTCTTGCAACGTCGGCTGACGGGTAAATTGCACCGTGCCATCCTTGGCAATTTCAAAGTAAGGCATCGCCTTGGTGCTTGCCCGCGTGTATGCGCTAAGTTCGTTGGCAACGCCGGGGATACGCTGGAAAGCATCTTCTAGTGCGCCTTGGATTTCGCTGGTAACGCCACCGCCACCGCCAAGCAAGATGCGGTCAAACGCCTTGCTTTCGGCAGCCTTGGCTGCATCCTCGGCCATGCGGAATGCTTTTAACGTGTTGGGATCTGTTGACGTCGACAAGGCCCGTTGGGCTTCCGTCATTGCCGCCGTGCGTGTCTCACCCGGACGGGCTGACATGACTGTCTTGATCTCAGCGCCGGCCGGACCACCTTCCGCATAGAATTTGCGGATGTAATTATTCAGCGTGCGGTTTTCTGCCATCAGTTGGCCCGACGCAACGCGGGCAATGATTTCGTCAGGCGTCAGGCCGCTTTGCTCTGCCATCCGCTGAATTTCTCTTTGCACCGCGCCGGCCATTTTATCACCGGCGGCATTACGCACCTTGTTTACAAAGTTTTCCGCAACATATTTTTGGACAGCACCCATGCCAGCGCCAAGCATACTTCCGATGCCGCCGCCAAGCAGTAGGCCAACACCGCCAGAAATTGCGCGGTTAAAGACATCTCCTTCGCCTGTGCCAAACCCATATGCACCGCCCGATACTGCGCCAGCCTTGCCAGCCTTAAATGCAGATCCGATAACTGATGGGGCAGCCGCTGTAACGCTTTCAGGTGCGGTGCGCCCACGCGACAAAATTGCCGGCGCGAATGCCCCAGCGATTTCATAGCCAGCGGCGCTTACAGGATAGTTTTCCTTGTAGCGACGCAAGGCATCGCGTTCAGCTTGCAGCCGTTCGTTGTAGGCTGCGCCTTGATCACCGATGCCCAATGTCCCACCAATGGCCGACATGGGGTTCATTGCGGCGGCAATCGCTTCATCCGAAAAGCCAAGGCTTGCACCTTGTGCCATCGCACGCAGCCGTTCGGTATCTGGCGGCTTTCGCGCTTCCACATTATTTCGCATTTCTTGCGCTGCCGCAGTATCGCCGGCCTTGTCTGCCAGCGCCGCCCCAGCAAGCAACTCTTCGTCGGTGTATTGCGAATAATCAGCCATGTTTTATATTCCTTAACGCTCTGGAAGATACGGCGAAACATTGCCGGGAACCTGTCCACCCGGCGCAGGTGTCGTTGTCGTGCCACCCGGCAATGGCGTTGTTGTGACGCCGGCCATTGTTGGATTGTATATGTCTGGGTATACCAAATTCTCCGGGATGCCAGCAGCCTTTGCCGTTTGCGAAAGCAATCTTAAACGAGATTGGAGTGTTGGTATCTTGCTTTGATACAGTTGCTCTGACAAGTTTACAATTTGGTCACGAACTTCTGGAGGAAGTTGGCCTGTGCCAAGCAGCACATTGGCAAGGGTTGCGCGGATGGTAGAGTCAATTGCGCCTGATCCTGCAATGGCTGCCTGTTCGCCCTCCTTAACCACAGATGCAGGGTCAAGTATTTTTGCAAATGCAACAGTGAGAGCATAATCGCTAACACTTGAAGGGTTTGTGTAGAACGTCTTAATGTTCGAATACGCGCTGTTTATCATATTAAATTCTGTGGCTGCCGATGTTGCGTCATCGCGCAAGCCATTAAGAATATTGCTTTGTGTATCCGTCAACAATGGTTCTGCACCATTAGTCGGATCGTAGACAACTGCACCCGTGTCTGCATCAACCAGCTTCCCGCCGACTTCCATAATATTGCGCTTGCCCGGACCCTTCATAGCCTCTGCCACCGCATCCTTCGGCGACAACATGCCACCGGCGACGGCCTGAGCCAAGTCACCCCTACCCTTAGATATCAGCCACTGAGCCGTCTTGTTCTGCGTCCGCGTATCTTCAAACCCGGCGATCTTGTTGGTCAGCATCTGCTGGACGCCGGCATTCGGCGTTGTTGATAGGCTGTTCAAGACCAACCCAAGTTTGGCACGCTTTTCTGGATCGGTGATAAAGCTAAGGATGCCCTTTGACTGTGGTTGTTGTGCGTATTGGTCCACTGCTGGCCCCCCTTGCTGTGTGTTGCCCGGCTGCGTGCCCATTGGCGCTGTGCCAAGAATGCGGCTTACATAGTTTTGTGTTTCTTGAAACGGTGGAACGCCGCCATATTTCCTCACGTTTCCGGGGCCAGCGTTGTATGCCGATAAGGCCAAACGATAGTCTCCGCCAAACGCATCATACTGCTCACGAAGATACTTTGCACCCCCACGAAGGTTATCAATTGGGTCGGTCCGCATGACACCAAGATCCAAAGCCGTGCCGGGCATAAGTTGCGCCAAACCAAACGCACCTTTTGGGCTTTGGGCATTAGGGTTAAACCCGCTTTCCTGCTGGATCAACGCAACATATATATCTGGGTCGATCCCAAACTCTAGGGCGGCTTTCCTTGCCTCTGCGCGGTAGTCAACCATTTACGTCCCCAGATTAAAGGAGGCCAAGCAGTCCGGCGATGATATTTCCAGCGCCGGGATTGCTTGTGTTTGTCTGTGTTGTCGTTCCTTGACCAAGGCCAGCCCCGCTAATCGCGTTAATCAAGCCTTGCAGTGCGTCAGAAGGTTGACCCGTGAAGCCGCCGTATTGCGCCTTGATCGCATCAATCAGGGCTTGGTTGGTCTGCTGTTGAGCCTGACCCTGCGCGGTTTGCTGTGCGCCGATTACGTTGCCAAATCCAAAGCCTTGGCCTGCAAGGTTAGATTGAATATTTTGCTGGTTTTGAGCCGCGTTCAACGCTGTGTTGAACCCTTGCTGGTTCAGGTTAGCCAGCGTGTTTGCGCCTTGTTCAGCGAAACCTTGATTGGTTAAAGCCTCGGCCACACCGTGACGCGATCCGCCAAACGCGCCAGAACGAGTTGCCTGTGCGCCGATGTCATTCATCTGCATCTGCCGTTGGCGTTCAAGCCCCTGCAAAGTCGTATCGGTTACCGCGCTGGTATAGGGGTTAAAGAATTGATTGATGTTCGGACCCGCAGCAGTTTGATTATACAGGTTGCTGGCCGTGGTGTAGACGTTAGGCATTGCGCTGGAAGCTGGTGTCACAGCGGGCGCAGTAGTTGCCGCAGGGATCACGGCAGGCGTAGTTACTGCCGGTGCGCCCGTTGCTGGAGTTGTAGCGCCACTCGGATTTGCTGAACCTGCCATGATTATCTCCGTGTTGCGTTGCTGCCGCCGGTCGACTTAGACGACGAGGATTTAGAACCAGATTTTCCCGGGCCACCACCATTGATCATGTCAATAAGGCCAGTGTATCCACCCGTTACTGCCTGAAATGGACTTCCAGAGTATGTATCACCAGATTGACCCGGACCACCGCCATTGATCATATCGGTAAGGCCAGTGTATCCAAATATAGTCCCGTTTCCGCCGCCAGAGCCGCCATTATTTCCACCACCTCCGCCGCCGCCACCGCCGCCGCCGCCGCCGCCAATGCCAGTGTTTCCAGCACCGCTAGAACCGCCAGCAGATTGCGACGAGGATGAACCAGCAGAGCCAGCAGGTGCAGCGCCAGTAACGGGATTAATAAACTGATCCATTATGGCCTGCCATTGGCCGGGGAAGCGTTTCTTCAACTCGGCGACGGCAGCATCGTAACCAGTTCCAGACGAATATGCACTCATGCCGCCGTAGTTTGTGGCCTCTGGCATGCCCGCCATTGGGTCAACTGTCTGCAACCCAAATGCCGACGCGGCAGAGTTTGTTCCCTGCATGGCGGCTATCTGGGATGGCGTCATGGCGGCTACGTCAGGGCCATAATACGGCGTATAGCCAATTTGAGACGTTGATGTCGCACGGCCTAGCATTTCCTGTGCTGCCTTTGAAAGCCACGCCGGAACCGTGTTTGCCGTTGTCGTCTTGCTGCTGCCGCCCATTATATCTTCCTCTCCAAGACAACCATCACTGGCTTAAAGCCGTGCGTGTCTAAAACCCGTTCCCAACCTTTGCGGCCATAAAGTGTGATGCTTTCACATCCCTGCGCCTTGGCCCACTCGGTCGCCGCATCCAACCCGCCCATGATCTCTTGCAGATCACCGCCGGCCAAAAACACATTCAACACTTTCTTTCTAGCATATTGGATGATCTCTGTCACGGCGGCAGAGTTAGATGCCGGCCATAGCTGCATGATGCCATCGTTTATGGCCTTTGCGACGTCTTCAAAATTATGCGTTCCACCGCTGTATTCCAGCGCAGCCTCGATGTGCTTGCGGTTGGCATCTATGATATTCATGCCCTGACCCGTGTGATTGCCAGCGTTACGGACGGAGACGCGGGAGCATATGCGGTGGCTGCGTGAGCCTCCAAAAACCCGTTTGTGCTATCCGTTGCCCACATCACATTCAAAACATCGTTGGCATCAAGATCAAAGATTGCAGACCGCGACACAACAGTGGTCGACCCGTTGTTGTGTAGGCTGGCAACTATGGTTGACCCAGCCACGTTAGTCCCATTCAATCGCGGCCAGAACCTCATCTCAACTGCGCTGCCTGATGTGCTGGTGATCTGAGCCGTAAACGAAATAAGATAAAGGCCACCGTCTTGAAACGTGATTTCGGTTGCAGGCGAACCAGTAAGCGTGATTGCGTTCGCAGTCACAAGATCAAGTGCAATCTTGTATGCCGTGTTGGCCGCCGCCGCCGTGATGTTCACGTCTTGACTGAAAATGGCGGTCCCGTCACCCAAGACAATCTGATGCCAGACGTCATTCTTGCTGACGATAGGATAGCCGCCGACTGCATCCCACAACATCACGCCATCCTCGGTCGCCGACGCGGTGGCAGATTTAAACTGCAACCGTGAAGCCGTCCGCCGCAGATAGGCAACGATATTCTGTGCCCAGTATTGCAGATCCGCCGTTACGGGTGGTGGTGTAAACCCTAAACTCACCGCAAGCCACCTGCCGTTGCATCAAGCCGCATGATGCCAACCCGCCAATCGGCCAGACGCGCACCGTCAACCCGCATTTTAATCTGCCGCCCGGTGAACCGCACGCTGGTAGGGTTAGCCATCGCATAGGGTCCGTAAGTCCGTTCGGTGTCGTTGGGGTAGAATTTTGTCTTGAAGGTAGCCGTCACGTCGCCTTGGGTTTCCTCGTCGGGGATCAATTTAGTGGCAGACAACACTTGGTCGCCATTGCCCAAACTGATCGGCCCGCTTTCGGCGAATATGTCTGCGCCATCGACGGCCAGCCCGGTTTCGTGATCATACGACTTGCCGTCGGCAGCAAACAAAATTGGGTTGCGGAATACGCCGCTGTCGACGCCGGCAGTTCTCACCAAGCTGCCAATGGTCCAATGCCGCTCGGCGTAGTTAAAGGCTACATAGCTGTCAATTTCGTTTGATGCTTCCGACGGGTAATACCACCAAACCTCGTTGAATTGTTGGTTTGCTACGCCAAAGATTTTAGATATTTGCGCAATGTTCATGTTGTTGAAAACATAGTCCGCAACTTCGCTTGGCACATCTTGCACAGCCCCGCCGGCATAAAGATGGATGCCACGTTTCCCCATCCAGAAGACACCCTCGTCGACGGCCACCGCAGCCTTGCGTGAGATAACACCGCAGGCCGAGCCGACACGTTCAAATCCGTAGACATACGGCGGACCCTGATAGGTTGCCGAGTGCGCATCCTGATCGGTCAGGATCAAAGTCTGCCCGCGTGTTTTGATCCCCAGCATGATCTGGCCGGATGTCTGCAACTCAATGTCACCGGCTTCATTTGTAGTTAGCGGCGTCCATACCGTGTTGTTTTCGCGGTCACACCATTGCACCTTGCGGGGATTTCCGCCGGCTCCCAGTGCGAACAGGAAACGCTCGCCAGTGACAACCAAGGATTTATTTGACGTCGGCGCGTTGGTGATGGCGACGGCATCGTTGGCTGGGTTAAGCGTCCACTCCAACAGGCGACCGTCAGCCACCGAGCAGGCAACCAAGTTTTGCCCGAAGTTGTCTAGTGCCCACGTCGTTGCTTCGGAATAGTTACCCTTGTCAGCACGCAACGTGCCGTATGCTTCCATACCGTAAAACCCGCCGCCGTAGCCGACGTTCACGGCAGCCGTAAGGTTGCCTGTCACCAAAGCAGTCGGCGAGATGTCAGTGATTGTGCCAGAGGCGTTGACCGTCTTTAGCGCGTTGTGAAAGCCAACTGCATACCGCTGGTCGCCTGACAGATCCTGCCACGCTAGGGCCGCTCTAGGAGCCGTTGTGCCAACCGTGTCACGCAGTCGCCATCCGCCGACCGGGCGCATCGTGCCGTCAATCCAGCGAACCAGATTAGCATCACGCCAGCGGTTGCTGGCCTGAAACTCCGTGCCGTTGCGGAAGACACCCGGCGGGATCTGTAGCGGAATGAGTGACATGTTTTTCTCCTGTCCGTCAGACTATACGACAGTTTTGGAATAGTGTCACTTGCCGCACCCTGCGTCGATCTGTTGGATCAATAGCGCACCCGTAACCAACGAAAGCGATCCACCATCCGCAACCAGTGCCGCCGCATGGTTCGTCCTGCTTTGCACCGTGCCATCGCAAATCGCGCTAGTGTTTGGCGCGGTTGCGCAGCCACTCACCGGCAGCGTCAGGGTCAGGCACAGGACCAACCGCGTTAATCCGCTTTGAAGTTTTGGCATAGGCTTGCAACTCCTCAATCTTAGCGGCCTGTCGCCCAGCCGCCTTGCCGCCAAACCAAGCTGCCAGCAATGTCAGCAGAGGCTTCAGGAGCGAGGCTAGGAACGATGTCATGCCTTGCGCTTGGCGATCACCGACCAAACCGCGACAATGATCGTGGCAGCCGCGCCGCCGAGAGCGGTAGCCGTTTCGCTATCGACCAACCCCTTACCAACCAGATAGCCGCCGAGAGCAGAGGCAAGTGCGCGGGCGATGCCGCCAATTTCAGTAGCTGTCATTTCGTTGTTCCCTTTAGGATTGCCAAGATGGCCTCAATGATTACTGTCAAGATTGATTTAGGTTCAACCTTTTCAGGCGCGGCAACGGTATGCATATCTGCGGTCACCGGCGTCAAGAACAACGTGACCTCTGCATTGCGACGGTTGACCAAACCTTTGACAACCTCGCCGCCGGCCTTGTTCCACATCTTGAATGCAGCAGCCGCCTTTTCATTGTTGCCGGCGTTCAGTTCACGCAGGACAGTAGACTTGGCAAAGGCGGTCGGCCCGATGTTATACGCCAATGACACACAAGCCCCAAACTCATTTGCATTTACGTTGGCCGTGATCATTGCATCAACCGTGGCCGCAAACTTATCTACGCCTTGCCGCAGCAAATCCTCGGCACGTTCCTGCGTGATGGTCATGCCTTTAGCCGGTATGATGCCAAGGCCAGCCATCGCCGTCGTGCCGTATCCGATGGTCCAGATGCCAACGATGTCTTGATATGCCGTCAGCTTGCAGCCCTCAAACCGCTTGATCAAATCCAGCGTGGCCTGATTGACGCTCACTTACGCATCTCCCTTTGGATCTCATCCAACTTTTTTAGCACTTCGGAAAACCCCGTCTTGATCTCTTTCAGTTCCCGGTCGTGGCCTTCCTTGGTCAGATTGTATTCAGACTTCATAACCGCGATTTCTGTTTCATGGTTTTGCGTCATTTTGTAGTGCATCCACACGAAGGCAACGATTGGGATGACCGCAAATTGCAGCAGGAGTTTCGCTAGTTCCATGATGTCCATCTCTTGCTGCATGATATTGCCTTATGCTTTCATAATGTAAGCCAGAGCATAATACGGCGGCAAGTTTTCGTGTGAAGTGCCGGAACCAATTGACGATGTTGTCCCGCTGATAGTGTGCGTGTGGCTACCGGAACTGGCAGTGCTGCCAATGTTATCTAGGCTAAATAAGGACGAGTTCCCCACCCCGCGATCAGTATCACTTGATTGAACTGGAACCCCACCGTGTGTGTGTGCGCCGTCCGTAGATGTCGTGCCGCTAAACGTATGCGTGTGTGCAGGTGTTTGTGCCACAGTCAAAGTAACGGTAGCCGCGCCGCCGGTTGCTGCAACTGCATAGGTCGTGCCAGCGCCTACGATAAAACGATCACGCAGGTCTGGCGTTCCGTTAGCCCCGTTGCAAAGATACCAACTTGCTGGAATTGATGCGATAGACCCAGACCACATAATAATGCCGCCTGTTGGCATCAGGCGAGTGTTAAGGTCACTTGTGCTTGCAGTGACACCATCTAAGATATTCAATTCGGCGGCCGACGATGTTACCGCCGTGCCATCAATTTTCCACAGGCCACCCGACAAATTGGGCTTGGCTTTCTGCGCACCCGTGCCACCGAGCAGGGCGTCAACCGCATCCAGATCCGTATTGATCTTGGTTCCCCAAGTGTCGCCAGATGCGCCAACTTCCGGTTTGGTTAAGGCGAAATTGGTGGTTGTTGTATCTGCCATCTATCTTGCCCTTATGCGGCCCAAGTTGCCGGGGCAACTGTCTGGGGTGTCCATGTCTCATTGTGTGCGGCCTGCGGCGTCCATGTCTCAC